ACTCGATGTAGCACGGCTATTACTAGATAGAGGGGCAGATGTAAATCAGGCTGCAACATATGATGGAACAACGCCTTTATATATTGCAGCACAAGAGGGTCAACTTGATGTAGCACAGCTATTACTAGATAGAGGAGCAGATGTAAATCTGGCTAAAACTTATGGAAGAACGCCTTTATATCTTGCAGCAGCAAATGGTCAACTCGCTGTAGCAGAGCTATTACTAGATAGAGGGGCAGATGTAAATCAGGCTAACACTTATGGAAGAACGCCTTTATATATTGCAGCACGATATGGTCAACTCGCTGTAGCAGAGCTATTACTAGATAACGGAGCAGAGGTAAATCAGGCTAGAACAACTGATGGAAGAACGCCTTTATATATTGCAGCACAAGAGGGTCAATTCCATGTAGCACAGCTATTGCTAGAAAGAGGAGCAGATGTAAATCTGGCTGAAACAACTTATGGAGTAACGCCTTTATGGATTGCAGCACAAGAGGGTCAACTCGATGTAGTAAAGCTATTACTAGATAGAGGGGCAGATGTAAATCAGGCTAACACTTATGGAAGAACGCCTTTATATATTGCAGCACAAAATGGTCATATAGAAATAGTAGATCTACTAAAAACAGCACAAGATCATACAAAAAAAACTGAACCAGAAACAGAACCAGAACCAGAACCAGAAACAGGACTAGAAAAAGATAATATAAACCCTGAACATTATAAAACAGGAGACATAGAAACTTTTGATTATATAAAAGCTAAATTAACTGCGGAGCAATTAAATGGTTTTTGCAAAGGGAATATAATAAAATATATTACAAGAGCAGATCAGAAAAATAAAAAAGAAGACCTGGAAAAAGCCAAGTGGTATTTAGAGAAGTTAATTAAACAACATTAAAATATATAATTAGGTTTACATTATAATATAAACTTGTTATTATGTTAATATAACTTAATTAATTAAAACAATGGAAAATCAAGAATTAAATTTTTACGAAAAATTAAATAAAATACAAACATTATTAAAAGCTCCAAAAGAGCAAGTAAATAATTTTGGTAAATATAAATATAGAAGTATAGAAGATATTTTAGAATCAATAAAGCCATTATTAGAAACATATAAATTGGTTTTATTAATTAGTGATGAAGTTGTTTCTATTGGAGAAAGAATTTACATAAAAGCAACTGCAAAAGTAATAAATACAACTGATGACAAATGTTTAGAATCAATAGGTTATGCCAGGGAGGCTACTCATAAAAAAGGAATGGACGAAAGCCAAATAACAGGAGCTGCTAGCACTTACGCTCGCAAAAGCTCTTTAGCTGCTTTATTTTGCTTGGATAATAGTAAAGATGCAGATGCAACTAATGATCACAAAGAAAACAATATAATAGATGTTTATGATGAGCTTAGTAACATGGTTTTAAATTGTGATACTGTAGAATGCTTAACTAGTTGGTCAAAAAATAACACTGAAAAACTATCTTATTTAAAAAGGGTATCTAGTGAAGATGCTAATAAATTAAGGAATATGTACTCTAGTAGATTAAAAGAATTAAAAGGTGAATTAGATGACTAAAATAATTATTGTAAGTCTTATTATGTTTTTAAGTTTTAATGCAAATGCAGCATTTAAAAAAAATGAGGCTTACTATCAAGAAATATTATGTAATGATTTAAACGGAATTATAGAATATAGATTACCAGATAGTTCAAGAGTTGATTGTTTAACTTATGATTATGCTATAGAGGTAGATTTTGATAAAAAGCCGTATGAATGTGCGGCGCAAGCTTTATATTATGCAATTATGACGAATAGAAAGCCAGCTTGTGCATTTATTACAGATAAAAAGCAAAGTAGGCAAATAAATAGGCTTAAAGTATTGGCGGAAGCTTATGATATTAAAATAATTTATATAGATAAATAAAATCTATTTGCATTATAATATAAATAATATATAATAATTATATAACTTAATTTCAAATAAAAGGTAATAATGAAAAAAACAATAATAGCAGCAACTTTTATGCTTTCATCATGTGGAACTTTAATTAATGGAAGTACACAAGATATAATAATACAATCTGAACCAGCAGGAGCAAGGGTTATAATAGATCAACAAGATTATGGTAAAACGCCAATACAAGCAGAATTGCCAAGACAAAAAAGAATAGTAGGGCGAGTTATTAAAGATGGTTATATTGATGACGGCTTTGTAATGAACTCAAGCCCTAGCAGGTGGAGTACTTGGGGCAACTTTGCTTTTATTTCACTAGCTACGCCAGTATTTATGGCTTTTGATGTAGTAACTGGATCTTTTTGGTCATATAAAAAAGATAGCGTATTTGTAAAGCTAGATAAAGAGTAATCTTTATATTAATTTGCAAATTATTATAATGTATAATATAATATATATTATAATTTATTGAGTTAATATGAGCAAAGTAGATAATAAAGCATATAAATCAGCGGAGATTACATATAAATTATTAAAAGATTATCCAGAAAGCCAGGGAAATGATACTTTACTTTATTTTCTTTATTTAAAAAACTATACTAATTTAAATGAAGATTTAAAAGCTCTTAACTGGTTAGAGTTTACTAAAAAATTAATTGCAAGTGATATTTACGCTCCTTCCACAATAGTTAGATGTAGAAGAAGAGTTCAGAAAAAAAACATAGAACTTGATTTTGACTATAAAAAGATAAGTAAGAAAAAAAGTTTTTTTGCTAAAATCTTAATAGCTATAAAAAAATTATTAAGGTTAAATACAATTTGGTATTATCTAGCAGGATTAGTTAATTTTTTAGTGCCTATTTGGTTGTTTAATTGGCTAAAGGAAAACCCTTATAAACCTTTAGTTATAGTTTTATTATTATATACATTTAACGCTATATACACAAACAGCTCTTTATTTCCTTTGCCTTGCATATCTATATTTGGCACAGATTGCATAATAGGAGAGGCGCCTGGTGAAAGACCTTATAGAGGATTGTATTAATGATAGATTTAAACGACTATAGGCAGCATAAAAGAAACATTATAGCTTGTGCTTACAAGCCTTACGATTATGTAAGATTTGTTGATGATTATGATAAAATTTGTAGAGGAAGAATAATACAAATTATAATAGGTTTAGATGATATTCAATATATGATTTATAATGATGATTACGGCGATATGGTAGAGCATATTCACGCTGGAGTATATGAAGAACAAATTTTAGGTTTAGTTAATGAAGATTAAAGATTTAATATTAAAAACGGAGAAAATTAATTGGCAGGAGTTAGAGGACTTACAGCCTATTAATTTAAAAAATAATTATCATTGTGAAAAGACAAAGCAAAGCATTATTAAAAATGGTTTTGCTAGGGCAATATATGTGTGGCAAGATGGAGACAAAATAAAAATAATTGATGGACATTTAAGGACTTCCTTACTTATAGAGCTTAAAAACGATGGTTATGAAGTGCCAGACAAATTAAATTGCACTTTCTTAGATTTGCCTAATAAAAAAGCAGCGGTTAAATATTTGTTACAAGTGTTTAATCAAAAAACTAATCCTATAAATGAAAGTAATTTAGATATATGGCTAGATGATATAGAAATAAATCTTGATGATATAGAAATTAAAATAGATGAACTTCATATTGATATTACTGAAACCTTAGAAAGTGCAGAAGTTGAAATGCCTTCGTTAAATGATGCAGACAAAGAGCCTTTTCAACATATAACCTATACTCTTGCTGATGAGCAAGCTAATTTTATAAAGGAGAAACTTTCAGAAATTAAAAAAGCTGATTCTTTTAAATATATAGAAACTTTTGGCAATCAAAACAGCAATGGCAACGCTTTATATACAATATTTCAAGAATGGGAAAGGCAAAACAAATAATAGTAAAACCAATTAATAGCAAGGCTGCTAGAGAGTTCGTTAAAAAGAATCATTATTCTGGTAAAGTAGTACAAAACAGTAATCTGCATTTTGGTTGTTTTTTAAATGAGGTATTAGGTGGGGTTATGCAATTTGGGAGTAGTCTTGACAAAAGTAAAGTTCGAGGCTTAGTTCAAAATACTGGTTGGAATGAATTTTTAGAACTTAATAGAATGGCTTTTAGTGATTTATTACCAAGAAATAGTGAAAGCAGATGTATTGCAATAGCAATAAAATTAATTAAAAAACATTATCCTCATATAAAGTGGATTATTAGCTTTGCTGATGGTTGCCAATGTGGAGATGGAGCTATTTATAGAGCTAGCGGTTTTGTTTTGACTTCTTGCAAAGAAAACAACAGGCTTATTCAATTTAAAGATGGGCATATAACTCATGCTATTAATCTATGTTATAGAGGTAGCCCTATTATATATAAAAAATATAATCCTAATAATTTAACTGAAAACCAATTATTTAAAAATAAAGAATTTATTTATATTAAAGGCTTTCAACTAAGATATATTTACCTAATAGACAAAACTTGCAAAATAACAGTGCCTATACTACCATTTAGCAAAATAGATGAATTAAACGCTGGTATGTATAAAGGCGAAAAAATAAGTTTAAAAGATAGGCGTGCATGATGTAATAGTGCATATCTGGAAACCCTCCAGACAGAGGCGGTGCGACTCCGACCTGCACGCTCCAATTAAAAGCAAACAAAAACCATTGAGTTTATAATGATGTATCAATTATGAAAAAATGGAAAATTTAATAAACGCAATTTAGATTAGAAGCAGAAGTTAAAATCTTAAATTAACTCTTTACATTTTAATATAAACTTTATATAATAATTATATAACTTAATTATAAATAAAATGAAAGAAAGATTACATACATTATTAGA